GGCAGTAAAGAAAGTATCACTACCATTCTGAACGAAAACATCCTTATCATAAAAAGTATAGTTAAGAGTAAGTTTTTCTAAACCTTTCTCTTGATCATTACCAGAGTAGATACCATAATACTCACGAGAGTTAATAGGTAAACCATCTGGAGCATCTGACATACTACTACCACGCTTAATGTAGTTAAACTCTGATCTATTACTATCAAGAGTAAAGTAATTAAGAGGCATCTTATCACTAGATATAGCATTGTAGTTCGTTGTGAACATATACTGACCTTCATCATCAGTTGAAGTATTCTCAGTGTTTAAAATAAGGTTAGTAGCTTTATTTGTATTGTAACTTGCAAAGCTGTTATTTGTAAACTGCTTATTCTCATCTAAACTATACTCAACATTAATAAGGTTACTAGCACCTCTATTAAGACTACCATTAATGAATGGTTTAAGTGTTAAAGCATCATCTTCAATAGTAACTACATTCAATTGATCATTATCAAACTTATATAGTTGTAGGAACCCATCATTATCTAATGCATAGCGAAACACATCACCACGCTCGTTGGCAATATTTTTATAGTCATCAGTATTCTGATAAAAGACGAATGCACCTTCATCATCTGCGTTCCAATTAAGATAGAAGTCAAATAGGCCATTATTATGCTTAATACGGCAAAGGTTATTGTCAAGGGCTTCTATCTCAAAGAAGAAGTTGTTTACAAATGTATTAGCCTCTGTAAGAGGTAAAAGGCCAAGAGCTTTCTGAGCATCGGTAGTTGAAGTACCGTTAGTATTGAAAATATAGAAGTACAGATTAGATTCAGCACCTGGTCGGGTAAAACTTAACTTTGTAGTAAGTGATTTACTCTTATTTGCAGCAAGAGATGATACAGAGACAAAGTCAGTTAACTTTGCCTTATCGGACATGAAGAATGAAGTGTAGTTGTTGATCTTAACATCTTTAGCCCCTTTAAGACCTTCAATGTTATTGATACAGAACTCCTGCTCAAGCTTCGATGAATACTGTTCTAGCTCAACAAAACGATCATCATACTCCCCTACGGGAAATGAGATTGAGCTAACTGATTTTGTAAATGTCTTGGCCACTATACTTATTTAATCGCCAAGATGCAGACTACAATCAACTATTATCAAGATAAGTGATATAGGAGCGTTTATTGAACTTGCTCTGTAAGTTAGCTACTGTATTGCTTGTAGATAGCCCAACCATCTGTGTATTTAGTATACCCAACTTCTCAATATCGTCATAATATGACTCTCTGATAAGAGTTATCGGTTGGAAAATGTTAGCATACAGACCATTGTTAAAGTATATCAAGAATTGAGCTGTAAGATTGGTAAAGAAGCTACTTGTTGATGGTACATATGTGTGATCATATGTATTCATAATAGTACCACCAACTTTACCATATAGCATCTCATTGAAGATAGAATTTGTCTTATAGTTAAAGACAAGATCCTTTTGACTAAAGACGTTAGATGTACCATCACCGAAGTTAAGATCTAATGTAAGAGCAGAATTCGCTTCCTCACCAATACCTGTAAGTACAAAAGTAACACTTGGTGCACCTTTAAAATTAATAGGTTCTTTGTGTATAACTTCGTTAGCAGTTAAGTTCTGCTCTAATGTGATATAAATGTTACTCATTAAATAGTAATGTTAAAGTTGGTTGTATCTTGTGTGAATGAACCTTTACTTGCTGTTATTGTACTGAAGGTTGTATCACTAGCAAATGTGGATGATCTATTAACACCGTTCAAAGTATCATATTTAGTAACATCAACAAGCTCTAAGTCATTACCAGCAGTCTTAAGTGTAGCGTCCATCATATGAGTCATGTCATTAAGGTCGTTAATAATGTAAGTTAACTTGAATAGATTGTTACGCTTATTATAGGTAATCTGTGGGGTATGAACTTCTGTTGGAAGGTAGTTGATATTGTTGTTTGTAGCGTCGTTAATATCAAAAGAACTAATAACTGATGTTGTTGTTGGGAATACCTTACGTGTTGTATTATTGGAAATGCTATATTCGTAAACTTCAGGGTATACTGTCTTATAGTTAGGAGCAACAGTAGCGCATACAGTACCATCTGAAGTTTGGAATCTAGTGAAGTATACTTTACCAGTATGTTCGACATAGAATCGATTAGAGAACTTTTCAACACCAGCAGCACTATTAACACTGTATAATGTATTAACTGTACTCGGTTTTACGAACTTACCAGCTTCATGAGAGATCTTATCAATAACAAGATTGCTGTTAGTCTGTAAAAATATAGTATTCTGAATAATATCAAAGTCTCTTAAGCGCTCATTAATATCATTCTGAACTGATACAGCATACTTACTAAGTATACCTTCAAGTGCAGCTGAAAGAGGTTCTGATGAAGAGTATGTACCATTCTTAACATACAATCTACCATCTAATGATTTCTTCTCTTCATTAGTTAAAGTTCCTGCAGAAGATGTTAGAGTTGATAATACTGTAGATCCACGAGTGTCTTCTGTATCAATATATCTATAATCATCAGTATAGCTGAAGTCATTAGGTAATACAACTTCATCTACAAAATAACCACCATCGTAGTTAGTATACGGATCACCAGCAGAAAGATAGTATCGAATGTCTTGTGTAAAGTTAAGTTCACTACCTTCAGTAATAATGTTAAACTCCGCTTCAGTTGTAATATCGGATAATGGTGTTTGTTCAGTTGTTAAGTTAACTACATCTGGAAATGAACCTTCAGCAAGAACTGTGTAGTAGTAATTTAATGGTGAAGGGTACCCAGGCTCATCACTATCAATTGGATTGGGTAGAGTTGCACCATCAAGGAAAGTAAATGCACCACCATCACGCCAGAATGGCTTAAGGTTTCTTGTGTCTTCGATTAGATCTTGATAAGGGTAGAACTCACGCATGTACATTGTTAATGCTCCATTGAGCCCTGTGTATCCGTTAGTGTTAGCTTCCATCCCACTCCTTATAGTATTTCCATTAACCCCCGTTAGAGCGTAGTTAAAGCTGTATCCCTCAAGTAGGTCAAAGAATACATGACCATCAAGTAACTGGTTAAGAACCTTGTTAGCAGCATCTACTTTCCTTCCTTGAAGTGGAGATTCTTTGAATAGAGCATACTCATTGCCGAAGATATCTGTTTGATACTTCTCGATAAGTCCTTGATTGTATAGATCAGTAAAGTTTAGCTTATAGCTAATATCATTCTGCTCTTTTAACTGTGAGTTATTACGCTCTTTAGTTGTATAAGATTCGAATATAGTAGCCTTGTTAGTAATCTTTGGATCACCTGCAGCAACACCACTTGAAACGTTTCTTACATTATCACGATAGTCGAACTTGTAATATACCGGATAAGCACTTTGTGGTGTAGTTGATACATTACCAAATTTATTAGGATCTGGGAAGATTACAAACTCATTAACAATAGCTGATGGGTCAATGCTATATGTGAAGTTTTCAGCATGTAACTTAAACAAACCGATCTGATCAGGTTTAAAGTTTATACCAATATCACGGAGTAACTTTACATCACCACTTTCAACACTAGCTGTATCAGCAGCTTGTAGATTAAGAGCATTACCAGTTGGGTTATCAGCAGCAATCAACATTCCTGATGTAGCAGGTACAGTTGTTGTATCGAGGTAGTATATATCAGTCCCTAAGAACTTTTGAAGTAGAGCACGTTTTAATGCATAAAACTCACCAATTGGAATACCACCTTTTTTATGAGCATTGTATAATTGTACTAGATCATTATCAGGGTCACATATAGCATCAAACTCCTGTGCAGTTAATGTCGGTGGGGTAATCTTAAAAGATCGAATAGCTCCTAAGAAGTTATCTGCACCTGTAATAGCATTAATAGCTAATGGGTCGAGATAGTACTTAGTATCAATATCGTTAACGTTATTAGCATCTGGTGTAGTTGGTGCATCAAAGTAATCACCATATACATCAACAAACTCTTCAATCTCAATACCAAGGTTAGTAAGTTGTTCTGGAAGCTTGGATGTTTGAGCACCTAATGAATCTTCAGCAGTAAATAAGAAGTTATAGATGTTATCAAAGATAGCTTTTTCAACACCAGTTGTACTACCCTTTAACTTATTACGTTCAATAACATACTTACCTTCATCACGCTTTTTCTTATAGAATAGAGCAATGTCCTTAAGCCTGTTAGCAAAGAATGGAATAGCAATGTCGAGGTCAGCTGGATCAGAGAAGTTAATCTTCTCAAGGAAACGCTTTTCACTCTCAGTAGTATAACTAATAACAATCTCTTTAATAAACTGTTGATAGTAATCTTTAAATTGCTTAACTTGCTCAGCTTCTGATACATCCTGTTTAGCATGCCATCTCTGAAGATATGAGCTATAGAAAGAACTATACTCTTCAGGATCGTAATCAGCTTGAGTGTAGTTAATGAAGTCTAGAAAGGAGAACGGAGTTACATTATCCTTAACATCTCCATTAGTGATATCAGGGTTTGTAATGGAGTAGTTAACTACAACTGTTCTTAATGATTTATTAGACATATTAGTTATCGAAAAGGTTCAAGCCTTCGTAAAGGGAGTTAGCAAAAATATTAGACATGATACCATTGTTACCAGCCCAGTCATTATACGAAGTTATATTGTACGAAAGAGTGTTATTAGAGTCGTTGAAGTTAATGATAGAGTCATTAATGTCACCAACAGAGCTTGTCTGGTAATAGAAAGAGTAAATATCAGTAATAGACCTTCCACCACCTTCAACAAGTGGCCATCCCCAAGTAGAGTTGTAATCACTCAAACGATATACATCACTAGTAGATGATAAAGCATTAGTAATAAGAGATAGACTATCTTGAGTTAATATAGGACAATTGGAAAGCTGCTCGAGTGTAATTTCAACACTACCACCAAGCTCTACACTAACTGATGAAAGTAATGTTCCAGATGATGTTGTATAAACATAACCATCAGTTACTTCTATTACTGGTGATGTTCTAGCACTTAGAGGTAATGTAGTATTCAGTGTAGTGTATTGACCGCTATACTTTTCAGCAGCAACGATTGGATCACCAGCAACAATATAGCTATCTGCTGTAAGATTCTCACCTAAGTTATATCCATAGAACTCATTGTTCCTATACCCATAAGATTCATACTGTGTATTGTCTCTATTACGACGACCGAATAGTCTTGACTTACCAATAGATAAGAGATCCATGAGTCTTGTAAGTTTCGGTGGTAATGAGTATTTAGTAAGCTCTGGAAGATCGAGTAATTGTAGCATACCATCAAGTTGCTCAACATTACTATGATCTAGTGAAGAGTTATTATCAAAGAAGTTTTGAATCTTCTCATATGTAGCTTTACCTACTGAATCTTGATTAGATGAAAGATCACCAAAGATAGAACCAATAAAGTCTTTCATCAAAACCTTAGCATCAGAGAATAACGGCTGAACAGCAACATCCTTAAAAGCAGCTTCAAAGTCAATATCCTCATTCTGCTTAGCTACTGTATAATAGCTACTTGGGTTAATTGTAAATGTATTACTAACACCATGAACGTTATACAATCCATCAGTATAAGCTGAAAGATATACATCAGTTAATGTAGTAGTGTTATTAGTTGTAAAGTACCCTTTATAGTAACCACCAGTAGTCTCTGTTGATAGCTCTTGGAAGTTTGAAGTAAACTCAGCATCGTATGATGTTGTACCATCAGTAAGGTATAAGTCTAGAGCAGGTCCACCATTAGCACTAAGCAAGGGCATATTCTTCTGTGTAAAGTTGTATACATCCTTAACCTTAACAACAAAAGCAATCTTGGTATTAGCAAACTTCTCTTTACTTATGTTAAAGCCATTAAATTCATTACTACCTTCACCATCTATACCATTTGATGAGAAGGATAAGTATGTGTAATTGTTATTAGCTTTAACATCAGCAGATAACCCATAATTTGTAGTATTGGCAAACTCAAAGATACTACCTTGTTCAAAGCCGAATAGAAGATTGAATCTATCAACTAAGTCACTCTTAAAGTATGTTGTAGCTGTACCAGATACACCAGCAAATACAGCATCTATATCTTCTACTGTAGTATATACAATCTCATTACCACTAAGCTTAACATAGATGTTAGTATCGTCTGTAGTGATAGTATCTACATCTACATTCTCTACAACACCATTAGTTGTGAGTGTTTGTACAAAAGAGGTATATGGCTTAAGGTGACCATATGTTTCAGTACTTAACTCTGTTCTGAAGTAATCATGGTCACCAGTTTGTCCAGATGCATAAGCAAAGATAGTAGGGGTACCAGATTTAATTGTTCTGGAAGAATTGTACCTATTAACTGTTATAGGTGATTGAAGAACTCCTGTATAAGTGTCAATATCTGAAGTAGTAGTAACTTCAAGTCTATCAGTGATGAAGTCTTTAATATCTACCTTTGCGTGGAAAGTATCATAATAACCTGTTCCTGCTCTATCATATAGATAGCAAGATACCTTATATCTACCAGGTTTTTCATAAACGTGAGAAGCAGTTACAGCTTCAGTAGTTGTGCCATCACCAAAGTCCCATACAAGTCTCTTATTTGATACAAAGTCTTCAATACCATCTGAAAGGTTAGGTTCAAAGTGAAGTGGGGTGAAAGGTAGGTTATAGCTTTCATAAGTCTCAAGACCAGCGTAATTTCTTACATAAAAGAAATTGTACAAGAGATCAAAATTTCCAGTTTGATCGAGTTGTAGTGAGCTAAGCGACATATACACTTATTTAATCACGAAGCTAGGTTTTACAACCTACGAATAGTAATCTTATTAGTGATATTTGCTGGATTGTAGAAGTATCCGTACTCGAAGTCGTTAAGCTGATAGTTGAGAGATTGGATAGCTTTATCTTCTTCCTTATAGTCAGGATTCCATACAACAAAGCTCAAATTACTAATAGCAGCATCACCGTTAACTGTGTGTAGTTCAGTAACACCTTGAATATTGAGAATGTCGTTAGTAAGAGCAGCTACATCAATAACATCACCTAACTGTACGTTGTTAAAGTATGTATTAATTGTATTGTATATAGATGTCTTAATAGCACTATCATTAAGTGACTGATTCTTATCTACAGTAACTCTTAAGGAACTATCATTAACAATCTGATCAACTGTATCATCAGAACCAAAGCTTGAACCACCTACATTAGATATACCAAAGCCAAAGGCCTTAAAGATAGCATCTGTAACTACAACGTTTTGTGTTATATCTTTCTTACTATTACAGAATTCTGATATAGCTTGTTTCTGTGCAGCATTTAGGTAGTTAGGTGTAACACCATTTAAAGTAGGATTGCCGTTAGGTACTGTATAGATGTAAACGTTATTAAAGCTAGTAGATGTAGAGAACTGTACTTGTGAGTAAAGCATTCTTGCATCATCATTACCTTGACCTAAACCTTGCTCAGCGTAGTAAGCGAGTACCTTGGATGTATACTCATCGTTAGATAGCACTTTAACAGATTTAGTAACGTTATTAAAGTTTCTATTGATCTGATACTGGTAGTCTTCTTTAGTAACAAGACGGTTCTGTGAAGCAAAGATCTTAGGAGCGTTATTCTTAATATCTTCTACTGTCTCTGCTTTCTTAGGGGCAGATGATCTAGTTTGGTTATCAAGTGTTACATCACCGAGTTGTGCAGGTGATATTAAGGTCTGACCATCACTATATAAAACACTCTTAATAGCACTGAAGTTAGCAGATCCATATAGATTGAAAGCAGCACTTGCTAGTGCATTAGGACCAACATCACCAGCTTCATTGTCAGATGTAACATAGAATACAAGAACAGTATCACCTGCTGTAAGTTGCTTACCATTTAGATCGTTACCGAACTTAAACTCATAGTTACCATTAGGATTAAGGCGCTTCTCATACTTATATGATGAAGCATTTTCAAGGAATAGAGAAGCTGTCTCTTTATACTCAGTCCATGTAGCATCTGTAGCATTCTTAACAAATACACTGAATGTGTTATCAGATATGAATTTGGAATTGTCAAGGTTATTAGCACTCTGTTTAAACTGCTTAGAAGTGAAGCTGTCAACAAGAATAACATTCTCATATGGCTCACCAGTAGCAGCGAATGTTACTTCATTAAGAGTACCTTGATAAAGTGTATTGTTAGAAGCAGCAACTGCCTCTGTTGCATTTGAAGTTACCTTCTCAAATGTAATGTCATCAATAGATATATAGGAGTTACCATCAGCAACAACAGAGCTGAAACGTGGTACAGTATAAACATTAGGAGCAAGGTTACTAGCAGAAAGGTTATAGTTAAGTAGTGATGTCTGATCTCCAAGTGGCTTATAGCCAATGTTACCTACAAGCTTATTCATGTTCTCATAAATAGTAGCTGTATTAAAGGTAGACTCGTTAGAAGTAGTATTGAGTTGGAAGAGCAATACATGATACATGTAAGCAACAACATCGATAAATGCACTGAAGTTAGAACCTTCAAAGTTCTGATCAGTAAAAGCTTCGTTCTCATTTAACCTCTCAATGATGAGACTCTTAAGAGTATCTGCATCGAACGTAAGGTAAGCATTCTTAGGAAGCTTGTAGTCTGTAAAATCTTGTAAACTCATAGTGTTATACTAGGACGTATCCGTCTTTATTTAATGTAGCATCCAGTGATAAGCCATAAATATCTAGCTTTGGTACACTAAATCCAATGTTAATGTCATATTGGTTCTGATCAGGGCTACCCTCAATCTCCACAGTCTCTAGATTAATACGAGGCTCTTGTGTTCCTAAGTTATTATAGATATAGTAACCTAAGAAGTATGATGTAGTAGAATTAACTGGCTCAAATAGATAGCTTCTAAAATCAAGTCCAAGTAATGGATTTAGTAGCTTCTGACCAGGTGTAGTTGTTAGAATGTTTTTAACTGCATTAACAACAGCTTCAGCATCCTGCAACTCATCGATATCTTTGACAGCAGACTTACCATATAGCTCAGGGCGTTGAAATCGATTCAATGAAAGATCAAGTTTAACGTCCTTGTATAAGTAACCGCTTTCAAGTGATTTCTGCTCACTATCAGAGATTTTTAAATTATCTAGTCTTACTGGCATAAAAAGTGTATAATTATTTATGCTACTGACTAAATAATAGTATGGCTAAAGACAATAAATTTCTAAACCTTTTAGAGACATACCAATCTCGCTATGAGCAAGCTGGTTTCCTCGTAGGTGATGTATTCAAGTTTAACGATAACTTCAAATCTCATGGTGATTACAAAGCAATGACACAAGATATTAAAGATCTGCTTGACTCTTATATTGAGTCTGGACTTCATCTCCGTGTTGTAGCTGTTCAGCATAACCCTGAAGTAGTAGTTATTGCACAAGATCACACAGGTGGTCGTCTCGTTGGTAAAGTATCCGTTACACCTTCTCTTGGACAACCTGTTTCATTCGGTAACAATCTTGCACCAATACCTGATTCTGCAAAACGTGATGATAAAGTTAACATTAAGCCTGAAGAGGTT